GCAAATACACTACACACTATGGAGCCGGAGTATGGTTCCCGGGCAGTAGAGGCCGCTGTGTTCTGCGGTCTGGCAACAGCTCGAATGCGCACAGCGGTCTCGCTTATGCGGTCGCGAGCTACGCTTCTTCGCTCTCGTACGCGTTCTACGGTGGTCGGCTCGCCTTCCGCGGAAAATTCGTCATAGTCGGATAAGCGGCAAGCGAAGCCACGAAAAAAGCGTCAGAGGGAGAGCCGCCACAAGCGGCTGCTCCCTCTCCTTGTTTGCGGTCGGTGTTGAAAAAGGTAACTATCTGCGCGTAGCGCAGCGATTTTGCGACTGAGAATGAAGGTATTTTCAATTATTTATGTTAATTTTGCACCGCCCTATCGCTAAGAGCAGGCAGAAAATCCCACGCGCCGCTGTGTTCTGCGGTCTGGCAACAACTCGAATGCGAACAGCGGTCTCGCTTATGCGAACGCGAACAACGCTTCTTCGAACTCGAACACGAACTACGGTGGTCGGCTCAAATTCTAAGGTTAACAATAATCGGAGGCCTCTGACGTGGCACGGGATTGTCACAACCACACTCCGAGGGGTTAGAGCCTCGGCAAAAGCATAACTAAAATATGGAAAGCCGGAACACGACATTAACCACATGTGGGGAGTGCGTCAACTCCCCACAGGACAGGAAGGCTGTCAATCAACTGGAAGACTTATTAGGACAGGTAGAAGCACCAACTTCTATCTGTTTTCCTTTATATAACCTCATCCCGGAAATCATTTCGGACGAAAACATGGAACGCTCGTTCAAGCGTGTCATGTCGAACCTTCATAACGCCGACACGCGAACCGGAATAAAATGGAGGAAGAAGGTTGTTATAGATGGTGTGGAATGTACTCCACGCATGGTGCGCTATATGAAGCGCAAAAAAGAAATTATTGCCGAGCTGAAAGAACAAATAGGCAATGGTACATTTCGTGTTGAGCGTCTGTCCTCGTTTGAGGTGGACGATGGTCCGAAGAAAAGAATGGTTCAAGCACCTCCTGTTGTGAAACGTATAGGCTGCAATGCCATCATGGAGATTGTGGAGAAACACCTTTCGTCATTGCTAATAGAAAACACGGCAGCTTCGATAGAAGGACGCGGCCCACACGGACTATTCCACAAGATGCAGGAAGTGAGAGCCGAGAACCCCGACCTTATATATTATTATCAAAGCGACTATGAAGGTTATTATGACCACATACTGCACGACAAGATGATTGACATCATCAAGCGGTATATCGCTGACCCTTTGCTGCTACCCATACTTATAAACTTTGTTAAGGCATTGCACCCAGATGGGAAAGTAGGCATCAGCAAGGGACTACGCTCCTCGCAGTTCTTCGGTAACCTGTACCACAATGACATTGACCATGCCATGATAGAGGAGTGTGGAAAAGATAACTACAACCGCTTTTGTGACGACATATACATACTTGGTGTCAATAAAAAAGAGTTGTGGAAACACAGGGACACACTGCACAGACTAAGTAAACCCTACAATCTGATAATCAAGCCGAGCGAAAAGGTCGCTCCTGTGAGCGCAGGAATGGATGCACTGGGGTTTATTGATTATGGTGATCATTCACGAATACGCAAGCGCACAAAGGTAAACGCTGCAAGAAAACTCGCCAAGATAAAGTCGAGAAAGCGAAGGCAACAAATTATAGGCTCGTTCAAAGGAATGGCATGTCATGCGGACTGCCAGCATTTATATTATACATTAACAGGTAAAAACATGAAGAAATTTTCAGAAATGGGCGTGACCTATAAGCCAGCAGACGGAAAGAAACGTTTTCCCGGTAAGGTGACACGCTTGGGTGACATCGTGAACATCCCTATTGAAATCCACGATTTTGAAGTTGGTATCGACACGAAGGAAGGTGAAGACCGTTATCTTGTATCGTTCCGTAATCCAGCAACAAAGGAATGGGGTAAGTTCTTCACCGCTTCGCAGGAAATGAAGGGCATACTCGACCAGATTAGCGACATTGAGGACGGCTTCCCGTTTGAGAGCATTATCAAATGCGAACTGTTTGACGGCAGCAAGCGAAAGTATAACTTCACCTAAAGCGGCTCACTAAAGATAAAAGCGTGAATTGGGCTGCATACTATATCTTTGCCTCAACAAAATCATAGCGACAATGGAAAAGATATACGGCACAACCAAACGTCAGGACGGACTGCAACGAGTAGGCAAGAACAAATGGCTGCTCTATTTCGGTCTGTATGAAACAGAGAGCGGTACATACGAATACCGCCATACGTTCACGCACAAGCCCACGCTTGACGAGATAAAGAAACTTGTTTGGGCTACGATAGACGCAGAGACCAAAGACAAGATTATTAATCAGTTTGAGTATGAGGGCATCAAGGTTTGGCTCACAGACGAGAAGCAGCGTAACTTTGCCTCTATTGAGAACAACGAAAGTGTCACATTCCCACTTACGTTGAAGCTCAACGAGAAAGCCGACGCTACACCAATCTATCATACCTTCCAGACGCGAGACGAGTTCAAGAAGTTCAGCGAGGCCGCTGCATGTTTCATTCTTGAAACCATCAGGAACGGATGGAAGGAGAAGGACAATGTAGATTGGAGCGTGTTTGACATGTAATCACAACATCATCAATAAGAGGAACAGGAGAAATCTTGCTCCTCTTTTTTTTGTGCTACAATAGTTAAAACGACGCTCACCAGTTAAGTCGCTAAATTTGCCAAGAACATAAAATCATAATGGCAATGAAAAAGATTATTACATGGTGGAAATCCAGCAACCACGGCAGAAATATCGTAGGTGGCGTTCTCATCGGCTTGGGAGCTGATGATACCTACTGTGCGCTGTATGCCGGAGCTGGTGTAGCCGGAGCCTTGGAACTTAAAGACAAGTTGTATGGCGGCAAATGGGATTGGGTTGACTTCGGCTGTACGATGGCCGGAGTAGTTGTAGGACGCTTAATAAGAGTAGCACTGACAGGAAAATGAACGATGTAAGTCAAGTTACGCAGGTGGCTAAAGGTATTAGCGACTATGGCATGATGGCAATAACAGCAGCCTTTTTTCTTCTCCTTTCCGCAGCTATGATGGTGGCCCTCTTCCGTTGGTTCAAGAGTATCATCGAACAGATGATGCAGGACCAGAAGGACAGTATGCACAACCTTGCCGAAGAGACACGTAAGCAGAACGACATGCTGCAAGACATATCAGAGGGCCTTCGCCCGGAGACATTGTTACGCATCCGCAACCTTACTGGTTTTGCTTTCGACCTCAGCATTGAGCAGGTGTGCAGGCTTATCAAGAGGGTGCGCAAGGAAAACCATATTGCAGATCATGAAGCGACGGCAGCTAAGATACGCAAGTCATTGCTTGTTATCCACAACGACCGCAATTCACGGTTTGACTCATTCACGTATCGAGGCAAATCCATTTCAGAGTTCTGTAGCCCGGAATGGGTGGAGGACGTAGCGAAGATAGTTGAAGGCGAGATTTACCATGAGGACGGTGAGAACAATGCCAGAGCCTATACCAACGTGAAGCTTGCCTACGACAATATCAAAACAGATTTCTATCAACGGTTAAACTATTGATGTATGATTGTATTGATTGACAATGGTCATGGGGTGAACACCCCCGGCAAATGCAGCCCGGACAAAAGGTTGCGTGAATATGCGTATGCAAGAGAAATTGCAACGCGAGTTGTGAACGAGCTTCGCGGCATGGGCTACAATGCAGAGCGTGTTGTGGAGGAGGAGCAGGACGTTGCTCTATCAGTACGCTGCAAGCGTGTGAACGACATCTGCAAGAAAGTAGGCACCAAGAACGTGCTGCTTGTCTCGATCCACAACAATGCAGCAGGAGGCGACGGCAAATGGCATGAGGCGCGAGGCTTTTCTGCCCATGTGGGCATGAACGCATCCGCAAAGAGCAAGGCCTTGGCGCAGTATCTTTGGAACGAAGCTATACTTCAAGGACTGAAAGGCAACCGTTGTGTGCCCTATGCCAAGTACATCGCCCAGAACCTTGCAATCTGTAGAGACACGAACTGCCCTGCAGTGTTGACGGAGAACCTTTTTCAAGACAACAAGGAGGACGTTGACCTGCTGTTGAGCGAGGAAGGCAAGGAGAAGGTGACAGCCGTACATGTGAACGCTATTGTGGAATTTATCAAAGACTATTATGGATAAGAAGATTTTAGGCTTTTTGTGGGCAATGTTAGGTGTGATTGTTGGCATTGTTTGTCTGGTTGGCATCGTGCATTGCGGAGGCTACGGCAAAGGTCACGAACCTGCAGACGTGGTGCGTGACACTGTGATTGACACCATACCTTACTACATGCCGGTACCCAAGGACAGTTTGGTGTTGACATACAAGACCGTGACCCTGCCCAAGAGTGACAAGGCGCAGCCATCTATCCGTGCGGACACACAACTGGCAGAAAGCTGTACACAAAACGATGCGGCAGATGTGCGTGACAGTGCGGAGGTTACTAT